CCCCAACTGAATTGGAATTCTCCCCCTTCGTAATCCTCGTTCAAAGTTACATTAAACGTAAGCTTTCTAGTTTGTTCTGCTCCTGTCAGATCCATGTGCCAACTGTATTTCTCACCTACTGTGTACTTACTCAGCTGTAAGTTCTCGACACCTCTAATGTCAAAGTTCCAGCCTATTTCTGAGTTGGCCACGTTTGACCAATGTAGTACTAACTCTTTAAACTTGTTATCACCTATGCAGTAAATAGAATTAGACCTAATGTGGTCGTTTACATAGGAATTTTTAGTCCCTGATATAGATGCTTCCTGCTCTGGTAACTCTTTTAAAAGTTCTATACATGCGTTTCTAAAATCTTCGTCCATGTCAGGGATAGATTCATTAGAGTAGAATACTTTATCATACATTACTATACTCCACAGCTACCTCCATGACCTGTGATGTCACAGATGTCATGCGTCTCTATAGATTCTTCAAAGACTTCTCCCAGTTTACCGAGAGCGTCTGAGTATGCGACAGGGGTAAGGGGTTGTCCTCCTCTACAGCCATCAGGATATACGGTAAAACCCCGCAGCCTGTGAGCGTAGTTGGCAAGAGTAGTAGTAAACTTAGGCACAGTATCTTCGTTGTTTTCTTTACTGCCCCACTGTGGAAGGTTAATGGTACTTGAGATAGACATATCGACATAATCTTGTACATCCGCTTGAAATTTAATACGTCGCTCGTAGTCTTCAGCTAAGTCTAAGGCTGATTCTATATTGTTAGGATCTGCTCCGTATAGATCTATAAGTTCCTGAGCAGCGGAGTCTACTACGTACTGGTAATGCCACTTAGTACCATTTTTTAAATATCTACGCTTATAAGCGACAGCGAATATAGGCTCAACCCCAGTAGAAGTACCAGCAAGAATCCCAATACTGCCGGTCGGCGCGATAGCTCTGTTAGCAACAGGGCGGGAAACGCCAAAACTGTCAGCACTGCTAACGCTAGTAGCATCAGAGACGCTCTTGTATACCCTAAGCCATCTGTGAAGCTCTTCCGTAACCTCATACTTCCCACCTCGTTTGATTAACCATTCATGCATCCCCATCAAGCCTAAGCCTAAACGTCGTTGGGACTCTCTAACCTTATATACTTTGTCGTAGGGCAGTTTAGCTTTAAGAGTACCACATAGCAAAAACTTAGTAGCCAATGTGACTACTTTTTTAAAGTCTTCTAGATTGTCAATACGTCCCAAGTTGCAACTGCCCAAGTTGCATACATCCGAGTCCATCGACGATGTAACTTCTGTACAGGCGTTACGCAGTGTCTCATTTTCTTTATCAAAGAAGTTAAAAGAGAAACCCGGTTCCGCAGTGGACAACGCTTGCTTTACATTTTTCTTAAACGTGTTCCCTACGTCTCCCGTGTTCCAGTAGTTAAGCAACCACTCTGTATCGTAATTGACAGAGATGTTTGTCATATCCATAGGAGCAGCGTAGTTAAAGTCCTGCTCTTTCACCTGTCCTACAGTGTACCCAGTAGAGCCAACAGGAATGTTGTACCAGTTCTTACTCGATAGGAATGTGTCTACGTCTCTATGTTTCCAGTTAAGGCTAGCGTAGATAGCTGACCTACGGCTACCTCCTTGCATAACCCTACGACCAATCTCGTTAATCATTTCCATCTTAGGTATAGGACCAGAGGACAAGCCCCCTGTCTTGCTCAGGCTAGAGCCTTCTGGTCGATAGACAGAGTAATCAATACCTATACCACCGCCTGTCATCAAACAACTTTCAGACTTCCAGCTAAGGTTTGCCCAGTCTTCTCTGGAATCTTCCTCTGCTTTTAAAAGGTAACAGTTGTTAAAAAACTTAGAAGGTCTACCAGCGTAGTACAGATATCTACCTCCCGGTATAAATTTGAGATCCGTTACAATGTCTATAAGGTCGGTTACCTCGTCCTTTGGCAAAAGGTCTCCGCATACATCATTTACCAATGTCTTAGCCAATGCCGCCCAAGTGTGGCAATCTTGATGAGCGTACTTTTGTTTAAAAATGTCTTCGCTAAACTTAGACCTAAACATAGGGTTTTCGTTAGATTTAAAAGTCATATAAGGTATCCACAGGTCGGAGGTTAAACTCTTCTAGATTGTCTTCTACTTTTGTCTTAAAGGCCAGTAGTAATGACATAGGTTCTAAATCTAACAATTCAATAATCTGTTCACAGCTGTACGCCTGTGCTAGGTCCAACAGCTGTTCTTCAGAAAGAATGGGCATTTGCGCTTTTCCCTACAAAGAACACTGGGCGTCCTGACCGGAACTTTATGTCTAGTTCTTCCCAGCAAGTTTGTTTATGTGAACAGTATGAACAATTTATTCCTAGTTTCTCGACTTGTCTGACGATCTACTACAGGGTCAAAACACCTGTCTGGTGGTGCTTTGGAAGATACAGCTGCTTTAATCTGTTTAATTTTAAGGCTACTGTCCTCTAGCTCAGGATGTGTATACGTAGCCATCTCTCCGCTGCTCTTATCGAACGCTAGAAAAGTACCTCGTTTCTTACCCATGGCATTCCCGTAGCCACTGATCTGAGAAATGTAGCCAAAGGGATCATCGTTAGGAAGAGTACCGTTTTTAAACTTCTTCATAGCAAACGAAGATGCAGATTTAATATCTACTAGTTCGTCGTCTATAACGCAGTCAATGTGTCCTACAATGCCGTCTAGTTCAACTGACGCTTGTTGTTCTGTTACAGCATGTCCCGCTTCCTTCGACAAATAAATCAGAAGAGCTTCTACAATGTCTCCTACCATAAATTTAAGCTTAGTCTCAGGAGTAAACTTCTCTGCCTTCTCGTCTCCGTTGATGTCGTACCATAACTGCCTAGAACATGCTTTGCCTATGTTGGACATGCGTAGCTTAGGGGGCATGTCTGACGTAGCCATCCATAGCTGACGCCTGACAGCTTCCATAACAGCACTGCCCATTGCAAACAACGCTTCTTGGTTTGGTTTCTTCTTACCCTCTGTTACAAGTTGATAGATATCTTCTACCAAAGTATCAATTGTTTTTGCTTCGCTCACTCTCATACTCCATTTGAATAATGTTCATATACTGTTTAATCTTTCCTGTACGTAAGTCTGATATCCTTTGATGAGTATAGTTATTGTCTAAACACCACTGCTTAACAGTCATGTCTTCTATAAGAATTTCTATACCGCTATCGTATAACACGTAGAAGCTACCTCTATAGGCAGGGTTCTTAGTTCCTTTAAATCTTTTAAGCAGCTTAGCAGTTATATAGCTTTCGACTGGTCTATAGAAACGCAGACCTCCCACGTTTGCATTATAGTAATCGTCGCTTTCTAAAACTCCCAACTGCATCTGTAGCTTAGCTTCGTTATAGTAAAGATTTCTTTTATTACTACAGAGCATAAGCATATCAAATTTAAAAGCATCTTTCCCGTGTTCTTTTATTTCGGGTTTAAGATAATTAGAACTAGAACAGTAATTTTTCCACTCACTAGCCTTTACACGTTTGCGCTTCTTGAACTTCCACAGATGCTTACAACCTATGTAGCTCTTGCCGGACTCTATATGGGTAATCTGGTAGACGAAGCCCAGATGTTTATCAGGGTCAAACTCGCCTACCAGACTAATATCCCAGTGTCCGTAGTCTTTCTTAGAACGGGACATCATCGTCTAAGCTATCCGACGCGGTAGCCGGATTAGACGAGAAACCTGCCGAGGAGTTAGTTGACACGTACTCGATAGGGTCCGTAATCTTAACAGCGTTCATAAACGTAGTAGTACCTTTGCCATACTTGTTATCGTAGCCACGCTGAGAGAGGCTTACAACGCACTTAGAGCCGTTGCTTAGCTGAGTAGGCCCCTTGTACTCCTTCTCGTCTGCGTCGTACAGGTCAGGCTTATAGTTACTCTTCAGCTGGACATAGGGCATACCGTCCATCTTGTCCTCTTGCTGCTTAACGCTGAGTCCTAAATTACGGGCTTGCTTAACTTGGTCTCCTTCTAGTCCTAGAGCTACGGAGTACCGATCAAACTTATCTTTAAAATCAAACAAGTAAGGAAAAAACATAACGCCTTCTAAGTATGTATAAGAATTGTTTGCCATTCTAATGTATCTCGCTCCAGTTGTTACCAATTTGTACATCACAGTCTAACTTACAGCGTAGGTTATAAGCTTTGTTCACTTGTGATATAGATAGTATAACAGATTCTTTACACAGATCAATATCTTTCTCTATAGTTTCGATAACTAATTCATCGTGTATCATAGCTATAATTTTAGAATCTAGCTTTCTTCTTCTAAGGTGATGATCTACATACATAAACCACTTCTTCATTAGCACTGCCGACGAGCCTTGTATCAACGTGTTTAGGCTAGCGTGGCCAGAGCGTACTCGGATAATTCTACCGTCTATTCCCTTTAGTTTTCCTTCATTTTCTCCTTTGCGTATCACAGCCTCGCTCAGACGCTTATAAGCTGGCATGTTGGACATAAAACTAGCTCGTAGCTTAGCACCGTCCTTGGCAGATCCATTGACCACAGAGCCTATCTTAGCGTCTCCTGCTCCGTACAATAGAGCATAGATAAATGTCTTAGCTTGGTCTCTAGTGTCTAGCCCTGCCATGCGTTGATTAGCAGTGTGTACGTCTCCTTCTAAAACCTCCTTTGTAAACTTTTCATCGTCCATGTAGTGAGCTAGTACCCTAAGCTCTAGCCCAGCTGCATCTGTGTCTAGTAATTTGTAGCCTTGAGCAGCTTTAAACAGTCCTCTGCATTGCTCTCCGTACTCTACTCTAACAGCTGGTACTTGCTGAAGGTTAGGGCTAACGCAACTCATGCGGTTCGTAATGGCTCCTAGAGTTCTATACCTACAGTGTATCCTCCCATCTATGCAGTGGTTAATCCAAGATAGTACCAGGGCAGAGCGTTTCTGTAGCAAGAAATACTCAGCTAACTTAGCAGCTACTGGTATCGTACAAGCTGATAGTGTCTTCTCGTCTACTTTAGCCTGTCCGGTAGGTGTAAACTCTTTAGGCTTCCAACCTAGCCTACACAGCCTATCGGCTATTTGTTGTCTAGATGATGGGTTAAACTCTATTACTCTGTCTTTTAAACGCTTACCAGTCTTCTCAGAGTATCGTTGTTCTATTATAGGAGGGAACAATTCATCGCATTGTCTTTCTATTCTGTATTCTCTACCTTGTATGCTGCGATGTAACTTCTTAGCTTCTTCTAAATCTATAGCAAAACCGTTATTGCTTACACGGTCTGCTACTATACGCATACGGTGTTCGTCAGATATAGATTTCTCCGAGAACTGTGACATAGCATTCTCTAAGAAATAATACAGATGCTTACACACTGTAACGTCTTGCTTGCAATATTCTAACATCTCTGAGGTAAAAGCGGTAAAGTCGTTGAACTCTGCTTTCTCATGTCCNAGNCGAATACCCCATGCTTTTAAGCTGTGTCCTCCTTCCCTGGCTGGACTCTCCATCANCGACAACAAAAGCGTGTCCCGCATCTGAGACATTGTAAGGTGTATNTCCCACAGCNTAGCTAAAACAGGAAAGTCAAAGCTAAGGCCATTGTGGGCAACTACTAAGGCGTCTTGTAAGTATTCCTCTAATCCTATGTTATCAATCCATTCTTTAAAACCTACAGATTCCTCGTAAGTAACCACGCAATAGATTAAACTAGCATCTAAGTCGTCTGTTTCTATATCGAGAAATACTGTTCTCACCTATCGTCTCCATCCCCCTTGAGTACGTGACGTTTTTGCCGGTCTTCTAGTTTCTTTAGATTGACCTCTGCCACCATGGACAAGTTAGTACCTATCATTTTAGACATTTCAGATACAAACCAGAGGACATCGCCTAGTTCTTTCTGCATCTTCATATTAGGAATAGCGCCTCTGTCCCCTCTGATCCACTTAGACACTATACTAGACACTTCTCCTGCCTCCGACGCTAGCCCAGTGGCAAGATATTCAAAAGCTTTATCTTTAGGGTATACAGCTGTGAGGTGAGCTTTTCGCTGGTAGTCGTTCATGTTCATCTAGTTTCTCCCCTCTGGGTTAGGATCAATACGCGGTAGAACTCCAAAGCAATCTGTAAACCCTGTGCTTGGATACTCTTTGACGTTATCTAGACAGTCCCAACTTATAGGAAAATTAATTGCACATAGTTTATTTATTTCTTTTGCAATCTCTCTTGTCTCGTGCTGAGCGTCTTCTGCTAATCTTAGCGAGCATACTCTGTGAAAGGCATATAGAGATCCTGTCCAGTACCACTCTGTATAGGCACTCTGCGGTAGTACCATGCGAGCCATCTCAGGAGCAACTCCCATCCGTATAAGATGAGTGTAAGTCCATTGGCATTTCTTAACAGCGTGGTGATACTCATCGACCATGGCAGGTCCGCTAGGAGACTTAGGATTGATGTCTATCTCTACATTGGAGCTACCTTGTTTCTTATTAACAGGCTTGCCCCTCCATTTCTTAGGGTAGTAGACTTCTGGTTCGCTATCTACATATCTACGACTAATCTCGTTCCATACTAAACCTACTTGGTGCTTTGCCAATTGCCTAGCTACAAAGATAGGAGCTTTAATTCTAAATTGTAAGCTAGTATGGGCAAAAGGAGACCAATGGTTGTGGTCTGCTAGGTATTTAATAAGCTTGTGGTCTCCCTCTTTTACAGAGTCATGGTGCGTATCGAAACTTACTCTAGCAGCGTTTACAATTGATAAATCGCTACCCATATGATCCACCAGAGAAACTTTCATTATTCCATACTCACGCCAAAATCAATAACTTTTCTAGGATTTAAATAAGTTAGGATAATATCGCAAGCTTCCATTACTCCTCCGTCTGCTGTATCGTTTTTAAGTTGTTTGATAAATTCAACACTAACTTTCTTAGCCATCTTCTCGTCTAAACCTACTAAGTATTCCACTAGCCTTGTCCTCTATTTTTCTTACGCATTCTGGAAAACGGTGAACTTTTAGATAATCTTTTAGAGTGGTTATACGGTCTAGGCTTTCCGCGTCTTTTATTTCTAGGACCGGGAGTAAATGTATCTGTTTTTATAGCCACTAGAAGTCCTCTTCTATTGTATTCATTCTACCCGTTGCCTTATCGTATAGCAAGCGATCAGCTAGGCCTACATCGCCAGTGTATCTGCATTTAAGAACTCTAAGAGTAGTAGTGTTGCACTCTACAGGATCGTCGCTTTGAGTGTCTCGCTCTAAACTGACCACCGTATCGGAAATCTGAGCAATGCCGTGCGATCCGCGCAAGTGTCCCAAATTTACCTCTACGCCCTCCTCGTGCGAACGGTCAGAGCCTAAGCGTCTAAGGTGAGTCACCAAGTGTATGCAACAGCCTGTCTCTTCTGTAACCTGCCGAAGCATGGTCATGGTACGGTCTATGGCGCGTCTCTCGTCAGATACGTCCAAGCCAGACACCAGTATGCTCAAGTGGTCTATAAAGATAACAGAGCAGTCTAAGCCTTGTACCATGTAGCGTACCCGGTCTAGCAGATCGTCCATTTCTAACGAGCCAAAATGATCGTATATAAATACTCTACCAGTGCCTAAAGTATTGTCAAAGTAATCGCGTATCTGTTCTTTAGAATACTTCTCGAATACTTCGTTTAGGTGTAGCCTATCGTTAGCTTCCACGGCTAGGATACCTCTACGAGTACGGTCTACGCTTTCCTCTAGAGCTATAATTCCAATGTTCGCGTCTGTTTGCTTTAGGTAATAGTGCTGTAGCTCTCGCAAGAGGCTGCTCTTGCCTACACCTGTCCCAGCCGCCCAAGTGACAATCTCTCTGGAGCGTGTACCCAAGGTTTTGCTCTGTAGCTTAGGAAATGGAAAGGCAATACTTCTAAGGTTCTGTTCAGACCATAGCCCTTGGAAGTCTGAAGCAGCGTTACGTATACCAGCGGGAGTATAGCACGCTGCGTTCTTCAAATGAGCTAGAAACTCCTGAGATAATCCCTTTGCAGAGTACTCACAAGCGTCTTTATGCTCCAGCTGTACGATAAAAGCTTTACCCGGTCTTAGCAGCCTAGCGCACCGCTCAGCTGAGGCTTGAGCTTCTGGTTCATTGTCAAAGCAAATAAAAACTCTGTCAAAGCTTTCCAAGAGTTCTAAATTGTTTTTAAAGTCTCGCTCTGCGCTTGCCTGTCCGCTTTTAATCGACAAAGCATGAACGGTTGCCTTGGCTCGTTTAGATAAAGAGACAGCAACGTCTGAAATACCGTTGGACATCTGAAAAGCGGCTAAGGCGTCTGCTTCACCCTCTGTAATAATGACAGTGTTTGACCTAACGCCCATGCTCTTGCTCAATGTATCAGTACCGAACAATGTAGCGTTCTTAAAGTCTCCCTCTGTAGAAAACACCTTGCCGGGTTTGCGAAGCTTGCAAGCTATCTGTTTATCGTCTGAATCGTTATAGGGAAAGCGTACTTGAAAGCCACTATCGCTTACATTGTAAAAGTCACAAACGGCAGGACTGATCTTCCTATCAGCCCACGCTGTGTCGGTTATGAGAGGCTGTATACGTGCGCTGGACGTGCTCCGTATGATTTCGTCTGGTTCTCTGCTATCGTTCAAGTGTTCTTGACATGAAAAGCAATAGCTATGTCCATCGTCGTATATTGAAAGAGCGTCAGAAGATCCGCAACTTTCGCAAGGTTGGTGAGTCTTAGTAGCTAACGCCTGTGGTTCTCTATAGGTATGATTCATCAGTGTACTGTTTCCTCTGTGCAATCATCATCCAGGTCAATCTCGTACTCCGGTTCTTGGTCTAAGTACATTTTAAGCTCTTCAATGGCCATTATAACAAAGTGAGAAATTGGCTTGTTGTTCATCTCAGAAAGTAAGCTTAGAAAAGGCAAAACAGACTGGTCCATTCCCTCGCTTTCCAGCATACGTAAGTATTCTATCTCAAGAATTACGTTTTCCTTAACTCTCTTGGACCAGTCCATTGTCATTTCTTCCTATATATCATATAAGTCATAAAACCAATTATTAAAAGCAATATAGACCAATTGGTAATCTGAGCGTCTGTGAGTTCAACCATTGGGCTTGGCCATTTCACTGGCAAGAGCGGCATAGCCAGCTATATCGACAAAGCTATCATTCTTCGGGTTCTCTATAGTTCTGGCTACTTTTACAAGCACTAACATCATAGCAACGTCCACAGGTGTCAAGTCAGTGGTCTTGCTCTGTGTGTAAGTTGTCCAGAGCGCTGCTATTCTAGCATGGTTAATATAGGCGTCTCCATAGTCAGAAGCTCTATCGCCGTTGATTAGATCCTGAGCTATCTTTAGACATTCATTCCTGTTCATAATCTGGTTAACCTCCAAAGGACCATAATTGCCTGCTAGGCTTGCTCTTTTGGACATATAGAGACCGTTTGCCAAAGTGGTAGCCAGTCATGCAAGATCCCTTTGTGATTCCGTAGCGGTTGAATAGAACGCGCTTGCGATAGATACCCCAGTTAAAGCGAAAACCTTGTGTGCGATCATTAAGAGGCTGTTTTGTAAGAATGTTGTTCATAGCTGCTATTGTTCCCTTTTGTTCTTACCGTTTAAGGTATTCTCTAGTGTTATAGCACGGGTAATCAAATAAACAAATATATTAGCCATTAAATTCAAGGTAGTTCTCCTTACTGTCTTGATATTGATTATCAAGCGTTGTCATTTGGATCTCGTGTTTGCACACTGGGCATAGGTCTTGCTCCGGCCACTTTTGACCTTCTGGGAGGCGCTCGTTGCAAATTGCACAATGCATTATAACCACTCTGAAGACTTAATACCAGTGCCAGGCTCTGTTTGCTCTGAAGAGTGTTCTCCCAAAGCTTTCTCAAGCTTA